AATTTAAAAAAATCATATAATTTAGTATCTATTTCTTTATTAAATGTTTTTACTCTATCTTCAAATTCTTCATCTATTACAGATAAAAATTCTTTCTTTTTATTTTCAAATTCATCTAAACGTGATTGGTATATATTAGTATAATCGTTCATTTTTTCTTGAACTTTCCCTTCATTATACCGAGTTATGGTTTCAGCTATCAAAGTATTAACTTCAGCTGATGTATCAGCATTATCTTTAGTTTTACTTAGTTCTTTAAGTTTCGATTCTTCAATAATATTAGGCTCATGAACCGGTTTAAGTATTTTTTGCTGTTCTATAACACCATGCATTAAACTTTCATTTATAAAAATACCTCCTTCTTTATCTGTTTTTAATAAAGCTTCGGTAACATAATGTTTTCCATCCTTTATAATATCGCAAAGTACTAGAGGTAAACTATTTTCTTCTCCGATTTTTTCAAAAATAAATGTTTTACCGTCGATACTACATTCAAATACATCAAAAAAAGTTTCGTTAATAGATTCAACTAAAATTATATTATTTTCTGATTCTGATGGTGTAAATGTACAATCTACAGTATTAAGTTTAAAGTTAGACATGTCTTTAATATTTAATTAATTTTATATTTCATACAAGTTACTTTGATATGTTTAGTTCCTTTTCTGTTAAAATTAAAAATGTATAACCTTTCTTTTTTGCCCATTCATTGGCTGCTTTCCATTTTGCTGTATTTGTCACATACATTTTTTGTTCATATAAAATAGTTTTTTGTTTTTTATATTTAGTTTTAACTGGTCGCTGGGTTTGTTTACTAGGCTTAATTTCAATTAAAAACTTATTTGTATTACCGTTCCTATCTTTAAATACGATAAAATTATCTACAAAGTATCTATGAACTTTACCATCTAATGGGTTAACATATGGAATTATAATATTTTCACTTCCCCAAGCTAATATATTTTCATTTAAATCAGCCCATCGAAAAAATTTTAATTCCCAACCAGAACGATATACTGGTGAACCCTTACCAATATATTTTTTTAAATTAATTGGTTTAAAAATGCCTTGTCTAAACTTTTTATTTTTTTTCATTAATGTCTATAAATATAGTTATGACATTTGAACAAAAAATCATTAGTAATAGTAAAATTAGACAAAGAAATTTAATGCGACCGGCTAAAATAGCATCCGATAAACCTGATACCGGTGTTACTATTATTAAAAAAGGTGCTTATTATCTTATAAAAGATTCTGCTGATATAACAATAAAGTATTTAACATTAATGTGCTACGGTAGTTTTTCATCTCCAATAGCATCATTAAAAGGTAAATTTACTCAGTCAGAAATAATTGATTTTGTTGGTAGAGCTAAAGAAGAAAGTTATACTAACCAATTATTAAGTGTTATATTAACTGATATAGGTTGTACACAACCTATAACTCAAATTATCGATGATGATAAAACAGATGAACTAGATTTATCATTTACTGATGATGAAGATGTATATGGCGATTATGAAACAGAAGAGGAAGTATCTAAATCTGAAACAACTACAACCTCAGAAATAATAGATATTGAAGATGCAAGTGTAGTTATTCAAAAACTAATCGAAGTATTTAACGCTAAATAATTTTAATGTATAAACTTAAATTGATTATTAGCTTCTTCTGTAACTTTTAACCATTCGTTCCAAGTCTCTTTCAAAGATGACTTTAAATGTTTAACTTCGAATAATAAATCTTTTTGATGGTTTTTATTTAATTTGTTAAGTTCTCGAATTTTTACTTTAATAATAGATGCTTTATTATTGAAAGTTAAAGAAAGGGTTTCTAATTTTTCTTTTAACTCTTTTGCATTATTATCAATTCTATTTTCTATATGCTCAAGTATCATTTTTTTATCTTTATATATTAGGGATTTTTGAATACTTATTTCATTTATTACACGTGGTCTTTTGACTAACTTAATTTTCGAAGCTAACCAAATTATCCATTTAGAAGGGTCAAAATGATACCAACGTATACCATTCCGGTAATCTGCAGCATAAGCATGATGATAATTATGGTAACCTTCACCAAAGGTTAGCATTGCCATTATTGCATTATCAACTGCACTCAATTCTCGTGCAAAAGTCTTAGAGCCATATGTATGACATAAAGAATTTATAAACCAAGTGCAGTGGTGAATCATAGCAATACGTACAATAAACCCCATATAAAATGAAGCCAACGCGCTTCCAGTTAGCATCCACCCAATTATAAAAGTTAATATATTTACCCCAATTAGAAAAAATGAATAATAATTGTGTTGAATCATTACTCGAGGATTTTTTATTAGATCCGCAACTAAAGTACTATCAAAGTTTCGTTTATAATCAAACAACCAAAGAACATGAGCATACCAAAAACCTTTTTCTATTGAGTGAGGGTCATTATGTGTATCAACACAGTTATGGTGAATACGGTGATCATGAGACCAGTTAAGAGCAGACATTTCAAAAGCTAATGCTGAACTGAATAGAATACCCCATTCGAATAAAGGGTTTGCGCAATAAGATTTATGAGCATATAGTCGGTGATAACCAACTGTAATTGACAAACCACCTAAGATATATGTAGTAAGAAATAGTACTATTGCTGTCCATGAAAAAACTTCTATAAAAGCAGGTAGTAAACAAACTAAAGCAATATGATATGCAGCAACAAATAAAAATATATCCCAATTTTTTATTTTCATATATAAAAAATTAACCAACAAAGAATAAAGGTGGGTCTGCATCTCCTTGACCCGGTGCGGACCCTGTCATTAACTGTTGTTCTAATTTTTCTTTCTCTGCTAATCCTTGAGTCATTAAGTCAGAAGAATTTAAACTACCTCCACCAAATAAAGTTACGCTACCATATTTACCTCTAATATTTGCAACTGCCATTTTAGTTAATGCTAATGAATATTGATAAACCCAAAGCTCTTTTAATATATCTCTTATTGGTCTTTCAACGTAGCATGATACAACTCCATAAAATCTTACATTACTACTACTAGCATTAGGTTGTGGGTACATTCTAAGAAGTTGCGTTCTTTCATCAAAACTATATGAACGTTTAGTTGCTAACATTTTTTCTCTAGTTTCGAGCCAATTTTTTAAAGTATACCAACTAATTAAATCAAAACCATAATTACCCATTGCATAACTAAAATATGTTTGTTGTGCTAATGTTTGTTCAATAGTAAACAATGTATTAATACCGGTTGATGAACCTTCTTCAAAATCAGTAACTGCCATTACTTTACGGTAATCCATTAAATCATAATCAAAACTATTAATAAAATTATCACCGTTACTTACTACAGTACCTTTTCTAGTAAAATTATTTTTAACTTGAGGTACAAATAATGCACTAACTGTAGGTACTTCTTTTATAATCTCTTGATAAAAATCACCAGTAAATATATTATTTGCAGAAATACCATTTTGTAAAGCTGAAGACAAACTACTGATAGAAGTAAAAACTGAACCAGGTATACTTGATGTTGTGGTATATACTGTTTCTGAATTGTCAATTTCTTTAGTAAAATCTTTATTTGGTGTTTTTAAATCTTTTTGTTCTTTATAAGTTTCACTGTTTTGAAGAGTAAATAAATCATCTAATTTTATACCATATTCTTTTTTATATAAATTACTATCAAAAATAAGATACTCTTTTGTGTAACCAGCAAACTTACTAAAGTACTCTGTAGCTAAACTAATATTTTCATATAATTGATCCCTATGAATTTCAACATTTATAAATGGGTAACCTAAAGATCTAAGTATTCTATCACTAAGTCTATTAAAATTATCTACTTTTGAATTAAGATTCGTACTTTGAAATCCAGATATTGGAGCTATTTCACACTTTGACATACAATTATTTAATGAATTAGTTAACGGTTATATTAAATAATAATATGGCATCAGGCGATATACATATTTCAGTAGTACCTTCATTATCTACAGTAGCATCTTATACAAGAGTTAACCCATATGGAGGTACAGATACATTAACAACTAAAAGTATTAGTAATGATCCGACACTTTTATCGTTATATATTAACGAGCAACAAACTGCAAAGTCAGCCACATTATTACAAGTTTTAGATAGTGGTAATCGTTTAACTTTAGTTCTTAAAGAAAGTTAATTTAAACTTCAGGAGCTGGTTCTTCAGGAGCTGGTTCTTCAGAAGCTGGTTCACCAACATCAGCTGGCCCTCCTCCAAAATCAGGTGGTGTTTCTGCACTAACATCACCTGCAGGTGCACCTCCTAAATCTGCTGCAGCCTCTGGAGCAGCAGCTTTTTCGATATCATCTCTCCAGCTTGGACCACCAGCACCAATTTGCTGTATCTCCCATTGGAATTCAGCATCTTTACGTAAGAACTCTCTATTAGCTTTAATATCAACATCATTCCATCCAAGGTATCGTTTTTGAGCATATGTATTAGAAACAAATTCATTAGACGCTAATGAGTTAAAGTTTGTAGCTTTAAGTTCTAACTTTTGACTTTCTCTTAATTCATAAAAATTAGTAGGAACATTAAACTCTAAATGTAAATTCGGCGCTTTAAGATTATATTCTGCAAATAACCCCTTTAACTTAAGGTGTGTAATAAAGCCATTTTTAAGACCTGATGCAAATTGCTGTTGCATTCTAATAATAAATTTAGCAAACTTTAATTCTTCTCTTAATATTTCAGTACCATCACTAAACTGACTATCAGGGTTTAATCTATTGAGAGGCACTTTTAATGCTTTATATAGTTTATTAACAAAATACATTAGGTCAGCTAACTCACCTAAATTAGCACCTCCAGCTAACTGAGTAACTGATGTACCTTCTGAACCTTGTCTTTTAGCAAACCAGAACGAATCTAGCATTGATTGAGGGTTAAACTTTTGAACTTGACCGGATTGATTTGAATCAAAAGTCTTTTTACTCCAATATTCTTGAATTAATTTTCTTAAATATGCTTCTGCCTTAGGTGGTGCCATGTTACCTACATCAACATTAAACACTAAACGCTCCGGGGCACGAACAAGTCTATATATTACTATAGCATCTTCTACTAACGAAAGTTGTCTATACGCTCTTCTAGCATTTTCAATAAAAGGTAATCTAAATGTTTTATCTTGATTCCAGATACCTGAATTTATATATGATATCTGATTTTCATCCATTGGTATAAAATCAAATTTTTCAATTTTTTCTGGTTTATTAGGATCAAAAATAGGTTTTCTTAAAATATAACCTTTAATAATCATATTATTAATATTATCATATATCGGGTCAATTAAATCCCCAGGTAAGATAACTGCACCAAGTATACCATCTTCTGTATAACCTTTGTGAATAATATGCTCAAAATAAAGCTCACCTTCAATTAAAATTTGTCTAAAATATTCAAAACCTTTTTTCTCAAAGTCAAAATAGTCGATATATTTTTCAAATTCTTCTTGTATTTCTACTTGCTTTATACCATCTAATTCAGTATTTCTAAATTTTAGTTTTACAATACTTCCGTTTTCATCTTTATTAATACATTCATCACAGATTTCATCTAACGCATCACTAATTTCAGAAAAAGCTGCCATTACTCGGTAGTCTCTTAATCTACCACCTTTATTTTCTTCTACATTGGCATACACTAATGAATTATAATTACCATCAATAGCAATTTGACCACTACCTGTATTATTAAAATCATTATTATAAAAAACAGAGTTTTTAGCTAAAGCTTCTACTCTTCTCATTCCAGTTTCTTCAAAAGTATTATACTGAGGATTTAAATCTCCTAATACTTTATTAAAATCTACGGATTGATATGGTAGTTTATTAACAAGATTCTTTAAAAAACCAGATTGTCCTGAATTATTTTGTTGATCGGCCATTATTATTATTATTTAATACTTATTCTACTTTAATAAAGGTGCTATTACCACTATATGTTTGAGTTACTAATGTATTATCACTAAATGCATATCCTGCTTTATTATAAGGTATAAATCTAACATTACCATTGCCTGCAGATAATGATGTAGGTAAATTAAAGCTTAAAGTAAAATCATTTACTAATGTAAAGGGTATAGATTGACCTGATGTTGATGGTTGCCTACTAGTAGCAGGTAATGATGTAAGCGATGTATACATACTACTATCTGTTGAACTAAATAATACAGTTTTAGTATTTGTGAAACTACTACCATTAAGAATTACACTACCTGAAAAATCGTCACCTAAAGTCAAATCATCAAATAATTTAACACCGTCATAAAAAATATCTGTAATAAATGGTGAACCTGACACTTCAATTGATTTTGTTGTAGTTACTGACCCAGAAGAAGCAGATAAAGATTCATAATTATCATAATATTCTAAATTTGTTTCAGAGGTAAAATTCGAATCAATAAAGAATATATTACCAGATGGATCATCAGTATCTTTAAATAACCAACCCTTAATTGTAAATGATGTATCTGCAGTAACCCTTGCTTTCTGAGTTGAATTTAGTTCAGTGGGGTAATTCATACTAACGTCTCCATTCCATAATACTTCACTTCTAATTTCTTGATCAACGCTTAGTTTAAATTTTTCAGGTATTTTCCAAGATATAATAACATAAGGGTTGCAGAAAGGGACAAAATTACTTAATATTTGGTCCATATCAGTTTGATATCTAGTTAAAACAGAAACAGATAAATCGATATTAACCGGTACAGGGGATTTAATATGCCTAGATACCGTTTCACCTCCAACACTACCTTGATAATAAAAACCATCTACTTTATTGAAAACTCTAGTTGTATCTCTAGAGATTTTAGTTACATTAACCGATACAACTGGTAAAGTTAAAGTTTTATTTTCGTTAACGAGATCATATAAGACCCGTTGTTTAGGTGCATATATATACCTAACATTAATTTTATCTTTTTCAACCCTATCTCTGTTAAACCTGCCAATGACAATATCATCAAACGCAGCAACAAACTGCGTAAGCATATCTTTAATTTCGAAATAAAATGGTCTAGCCTTCACTTAATTATTTATCCCAAGGAAACTGTAACCAACTAGTAGTATACAAAATATTACCAAAAATAATATTTTTATTAAATTCTGAACCATCTCTCATCACTAAGCTTGCATATAATATATTATCACTATCTATATTATATTCAGACTGAAGAATAGAATTTACTGCTGTAAAGGTTCTACCACTATCATTTATATCATCAACTACTAAAATTTTAGAATTTTTATTTAAACCGGTAGGTTTTTGATAAACTATTGTATCTAGATATTTACCATCATCTTCTCTTGTACTAATCCCTAAATTATAAAGATTGTATATATCTAGCTTATAACTTAAAGTAGCACCTGGTATTAAACCACCTCTACCTAAAGCAATAATAGTATCATAATTAATTTTTTTACTCTTTATTTGATCTGATAAACATTCAACTAAAAAATCTACGTTATCCCAATTTAATTTTAATATATCACCCACATATTAATTATAATATATAAATTTCAATAATCAAGTAATTTGTTCTATAATAGATGTATATAGATCTATCTTACTTTTTAGTACAGCACCTGTAACATTCCTATTAATTAAATCGTGTATATCATCTTTTAATCTATCTAGAAGCTTACTTGCTTGACTGCTGTCAATTACACCATAACCTTTAATAATCATTTCTTCATCACTAATACCATTTGGTACAAAAGCAGCTCCTTTTACTTTAGCTGCTGAAACAGTGGGTATATTATACTTTTGATATGATTGTTTGCTTTGATCAGGTGTATATTTACCATAATTTTTATCATTATTTCTTTGTTGCATAGAAGCTATACCCGATTGATTGAGACTTTGCTCATAAAGGTTAAAAATTTTGTTTTTATCACTCATTATTATTATTTAATATAAGAAAATTTAATAAATATATTAAAATGGAAAAGCCTATTACTTTCTTTCGCTCCTTTTTGGAAAATATTAATTTTGCTACTTTCTTCTTGGCTGCTATAGGCGCGTTGGCCGCTTTATGGTTGAATAGTAATTACGTTTCACAAGAAGTATATGTGAAGGATCAACAAATAATTCAATTAAAAATTGAAAGTTTAGAAACAGAGACGCAAGCCTTACGATTTATGGCTCAATCAAATCAAACTGAGATAAGAGAATTGTTACCATTGGTAGAAAAAATCGAAACATTAATAAGCAATTTCATAACACCTAATGGTGATGTTATTATAACAGAGAGTATGAAAGAAATGGAAGTTGATATAGCTGAGATAAAGAAAGATATCGAGTATATGAAAGCGCGTTTATGGCCAACAGATTAATTAGATAAAATCATTAAATTTTTCAACTAGATTTTCCCATTCATTGCATTCTAGTTCATATTTATTCTTAGTATAGGTATCGGTACGTTCTGCAATATCTTCTTCACTATAATCTAATTTTTTATCTGATACATTTTCTAACTTACATTGTACCCAATGTCTATATTCATGTACTAAACTAGAAAGAAAGAATATACGTCGTTGTTTAAGAGTTTTGCAATCACAACAATTTAAAGCTACTTCGATTTCATCTTCATCCCAGAAGTATTGAGAATCAGTACCTTTAATACCCTTTACATCAATATCATAATGCCACCATTTTCTAGTCTTTTTTAAGTTATTAGTATGATAATTCAGGAAATTTTCTAATTTATGTTTATCGATTTTATATGTTTTTAACTTCTGACGTATATCTTTATCGCAATTAAGTTTAATAGTAATCATATAAGATATATATTATATCACAGTTCCCATAAAAAAGGTGTAACCGTTTCCGGAAACACCTTTCTTTTAAATTATATAATTTATCTTAAACGTAACCTAGATGGTATAATCTTCTCAAAGTAGGTCCAACTGAATTATTACCTTTAGCTGATAAAATCATATCTTCACTACCTGTACCTCCACCTTCAACAAAAGTTCCTTGTACTGCAAGTCTATCAGCAGTAATAACTGCAATAGTATCATTTAAATATCTTGCATCAATATTTATTGTAAATTTTAAGTCTCTTACCGTATCAACAATTGTTCTTACATAAATGCTTGTATCAGCTCCTGCTTTCTTAGTAAATAATACTTTAGCAGCTGGTGCATCAATTGCACCTCCACCTGCTGCTGTAATAGTCATACCTGATACACCTAATTGTTCAGTTTGTTGATCACCTAATAAAAAGGTGGTTTCGTTAAAAAATGCTGTGTTGTCTCCTAAAGCCATGTAATTATTTAATCAATTAGAAGTTTAAATTCCGAAGTTTTGCTCTTTGTTCTGCTAAAGTTGGTATAGAAGGGTTAATTACTTCTTCTTCTCCTATATCAGCAACCTGCTCTACAAGCTTTTCTTTAGCTAATCTCTTATCAAGCTCTACACCATCTTCTCTTGCTAGCTCTTCTAGCTCATCCTTAGACAAAGAAGATATATGCTCTTCGAGCTGTTTAACCATTTTAGATTTTAAGAGCCTTCTATCTAACTCCACCCCATATTTACGGGCAAGTTCTTCAAGCTCTTCTTTAGATAATTTAGAATATTTACTCATACTATTATTTATACAATCGCGCAGATTTCCCCGCACCCTAACAAAGCGCGGATTTGTCGTAGATGGTCTTAAATAGTTAGATGTACGAGTATAAAGCAGTTGTGAGTAGAGTAGTTGACGGTGATACAGTAGACGTTGATATAGATTTAGGGTTTAATGTATGGCTTAAAAAGCAGCGCATTCGCCTTTATGGTATAGACACCCCAGAGAGCAGAACATCAGATAAGGTAGAGAAGGTATTCGGGAACTTAGCTAAACAAAAAGTTTTAGAATTCTGTCCAGTAGGCTCAAACATTATACTCCAAACCAAAACCGATGATAGTAGAGGTAAGTATGGTAGAATTTTAGGTGAACTAGTTACACTAGAAGGTACTAATGTTAATACGTTCCTTATAGAGAACAATTACGGCGTGGCTTACTTTGGTAAGTCTAAAGATGAGATAGCTGGAGAGCAATTACGCAATAGAGAGATTCTAATAGAAAGAAATGAAGTTACTCTTTAGTATAGCTCTTTTAGTATTACTGACCTCTTGTAAGATAACTCCAGGTTATGAGCGTACGGTGGATCTAGATATAAGCGTACCTGATTCAGAGTTACTTATTGAATGGTAATCTAATACCCTCTACAAGGGTGGGTTCCTGATATAGAAAAGCCCGGGGCCATATATACGTTTTCCCGCGCGCATAATTTTTTATTGGCATGGGGCCTCACTAAGGCTCGATCCCCGCTCTCTATATAGGAAAATTCTCACGTTAACGTCTCTGAGCGGGTTACTCCTCTGCGCACGGGGCTGGTCAGCAGACAAAAAGAGACCGCTCTCTTTCGAGAACGGCCTCTCCAACAACACACACTATCAAATTCCAAATGCTGTACGCATACGCTCTAAGGTATCACTATAGTTATCATTGATCGTTCCGATCATTGAGAACATCTCAGGGTTAAATACGTCACTCAAACCTGCAATTAAAGCCTTACGACTTACTTCATCACGGCTGGCTCTTTCTATAACGTCAATCGCATTACTTAGTTGACCGACGGTTAGTACTTCTTCTGGTGTGTTGTTTTCGTTATCCATATTATAATTATATCAGAGTTCCTCTTACATTGCGTACTCACGATTGTATTCTACTTCACTGCAAGGCTCATCGAGCTCTTTCCAACCAAATGACTCACAAAGGAACTGCTTGCCTTTCACCTCTACTACATCGCCTACTGATAGAGAGTAGTTGCCATCCTTGCGAAAGTCTTTAGCTAATGCCTGCTCCCAGTTAGAGAGTATCTCTTCTGGAGCGTTGAAGATATGGAACATCTGCTCGGCTCCATCTTTACCTTCTTTGAGCTTAACTGGCCCTACATTTGAGGAGGTTGCGAATACTTCCCAGCGATCACCTGCATAGGCTGCCCCATCGCCGAATTGATCTCTAGTGCTTGTTGGTCGAATTATTCTAATCATACAAATATTATATCTAAGTTCCTATTAGGGACGCCTTTCGCTTATTAGCTACTCGACGCCCCACTCACAACACAACAAACTTACCAGCCGATCATCTCTCTGGCTTCATCAGGAAGGTAGCCTAACTGACCTCCTTCTTCTAGGTACACTACATCTTCTTCTTGATCTAGTTCCTCTTCATCTAAATTGTCAGTGATCTCTTCCTCGCTTAGACCATCCTCTCGCATCTTCTCGATAGCTAGATCCTTACGCTCGGCCTTCGATAGCTTATGCACCTCGTTGATGCTATACTCAAATGGCCAACTAGGCTGGCTTGCAAAGCGTACCTCGGCATGCCCGCTCATTTCTTCCTTTGCCTCCTCGAGGCGCTCGATTAATTCGTCAATAGTCATAATGTGTTGTGCTTAATTGCAACTATATTATATCAGAGTTCCCATTACTTAGTCGAGTGCCGTAGAGGTAAGAACGCTCCTACTGGCTCATTTTGTTCCTCTTCGAGCTTTTTCTGTATCAGTTCCAGAGCATCGTAGCTCATGCCGCCTACGTTCCATACAAATTCGTTCCCGTTCCTACATTCCTTCCCATCATCATAACGCTTCCAATCGTAGATCGTTCCTATTACGTATGGTTTCCCATTATCGGCGAGCTCGAACTCTAAGTTCCATTCAGTAGTTACTTTACCATCGCCAGACGGTTCCTTATAGGTAGGTTCCCCAAACGCCTTGATTAGTTCCTTAAAGGTTCCAGTTATATAGCCTACTAAAGAGGAACCTGTAGTATTAATTGATTTCGAATTTCTGATGTTAATTATGTTGTGCATACTATAATTATAAGACTGTTCCTAATTCCAGAATGAATACTCGTAAGGTTGCTTTGCTACAGGAGGTAAGTACTCTGCATGCCCCTCATCTAGGAACGATTGATAGAACTCTGCTACCTGATCTTCGCTGAGGTATTTGAGAAGGCTTTCGAGTACGGTCTTATTAGTCAAGATGCCATCATCGATAGCTTCTAGGATTTGATTGGTTGTTTTTCTTGCTGTGGGCATAGCTATATTATATCACTGTTCCACTTGCGATCCTTCCGGATGGGTCATACCATCGTGCTGCC